TAAGAATGTACTTGGGTCATTTTTAGCAAATACCAATATGTCTCTTTTTAATTCAGCTGTAGACATTTTAGTTACATCTCTATTAAATAATACTCTTGATACCATTTCTAATTGATCAATACTAAGTTTTCTTGCTTCAATAAAGGCATCAACTTCAATATTTAATTTCTCAACTTCTGCTGAAGCATCTTTTTCCTCATTAACCTCAATGAATTTAACACCATTTAATGGGTGATAATAAAGAAATTCTTGTAGAACTGGATTATTTCTTGGAACAGATAAAAATCCATCCTCAAAAGTAACTGGCTCTAAAATTGCATTGCCATCTTGCTCATCTTCAAATGGAGATTTTTGGTTTCTAGCATATCGTAATGCTCTGTTACTACCAGTCTCTTCATCAAAATATAATAATGGGAATTGTGCTGAGTGTCTCGTTGGGATCAAAAATGATAAAGGAGCTTCAGACTTTGTTAATTTGTAAACCTTGTCGGTTAATACTTTTTGTTGTGTTTTCATTTGATATAATTAAAATTTAAAAAAAAATAAGGGGGCAGATTGCCCACCCCCTTTTATTTATTCCTCTTAGTTTTGGAATAAGAAGAAGTTATTTGCACCTAGTGTACATACTGCTCTTTCAGACAAGAAGTTAACCTCCATTGCATCAAGATCAGATGTTTCTGCACCACCTGCTGAACCTGTAATCCATGTTTTGTAACGTCTATCTTCAGTTTCTGAAGCTCTGTAACGTACATGTAAGAATGGACGTTTTGCGTTCTTACCAAGGATTTGGTCATAAACAGTTGTAGATCCAGCTGGAACTAACAATCCATTTACTTTACCTGAACCAGCTGCTGTTGGCAAACCGCCACGCATTGTTGGATCGTTCAAGTATTTCCAATCAGATTTGTAGAAATCATAACCTCTACGGAATCCTGAGAATCCTAAGTTCAAAGCCATTTCTTTATCGTTTTCAAACAAACCATAAGAAGTACCGCCTGCTCCGTAAGAGTTTTGTGCAGCTAACATATCATCGATGCTAAAGCTAAATGCTCTATCAACAAATAATGCGTTTTCTTCAATTGATCCTTGTTTGTCAAGACGAGATACGATGTTATCGAAGTCAGCCAATGTTGTTGGATAACCACCACCCCATACGTTTCCACGTTGGTTTACTGCATAGAATACACCTTCAGAACCTTTGTTACCGACATCACCAGCAGTTGCTGAAGCACCTGAACCAGCCTCAGCAGGAACAGCTTCGATCATTGCAGTTTCCAAGTAGTCATCAAAACGTAAACGAGTTTCGTGCTCTGACTTCATATACCACAAGTAACCATTAGCACCGTTTTCAGTTGTTACTTCAACCCATCCGATTTGAGCCATATCAGAACCTGATACTGCATACTTATCTTTGATGATGATTGGAGAGTTTTCGAAAATCTCATCGTCAGCTTCCAAAGAACCTTGCATTCCGTTTGTTCCTTTTTTGAACTCAGAACCATAAATGAAAATTGACCACTTGTCTGTAGCTAATGCATTTGTGATACCAGCTGCACTGTAGAATGCTACATCAAAAGTACCTGTTGCAGTGTTTACTGCTGTTACGATTGCTTTGTAGTTAGCTCCACCTGCGTTAGCTGTGATCATAAGTGTTTGACCAACACGAACCGCAATAGCACCTGATGCAGCTGGGTTCAATGTGTCATTAACTGTGAATGTCGCAACATCTGAGTTTGTAAGAACTGTAGTTGTACAGTCAACATACTTAGTATGTAAACGACCTTGCTCTGCCCATTTGATAAGGTCAGAGTTAGTTGGCATCTCTGCTCCTACCATACGTAAGAAAGAAGATACTGTTCTGTTACCATATCTTTCGAATTCTTTTTCGTAAGTATCTGGTAAATATTGATTTAAGAAATCAAAATTACTAATGTAATTTGTTTTCAAAGGAACTTGTTGCGCACTTGGCTGCAATTGGTATCCTGGTACTGCTTGTACTGACATAATTTTTTGTTTTTAGTTTTTGTTTTTACTTTTAATTCTTAGACCTCGACCTGAGTCTTGCCCAATTTCTCTAATTGTCGTTCCTCCCTTAATAATATTTTGAGGAACATTCTGCTCAGACATATTTACATTTTTAGTCTTACGCATAACGTCATCAACCGCTGCTGATTTACCTTGCTTATAAAAAAACTCGGCAAACTTTTGAGGGTTCATTGCGACTGACAATGCTTTGTGGTATCCTACAGGATCGACTAAAAGACCATCTTCACCTAAAAACTTCTTTGTAAAGTTCGTAGGGTCACTATTAATCTTATTCATCTCATCCGCATCACCTGGGGCAAAAACAAGTTTGTTATCGTCAAGCGTGAACTCAAAACCTTTAAACTCACTTCCGAATACTTCTCTAGTCTTTTCTTTAAACAACTGCTGTTTGCGTTGTATTTCTTCACCCAAAGACATTGAATCTTCAACATAACGGTTGTATTCCTCGATTTTTTTCTTATCATCATCAGAAACAGAAGACCCCATTGACTCAATGGGAACTTTATACTTTTCCTTTTCAGATTCGAAATAATCTTTGGCTTTAGCAACCATTTTCTTTTTAGCTAATCTAGCTTTTTTAATTGCGCTATCATCGTCAAATTCTTCATCATAAATATATTCATCCATCATGGACTCAATATCTTCTTCATCCAAACCTTTCTCGGTAATAGTCAAATACTCTTTTAACAGTTTGTCTGGACTTACTTCGTCTAAATCTCTATTTAGTTTTACAAAGTCCTCAATCCCACGACCTGTTTCTTTTTTATATTTAAAATAAGCAGAGACATCCCCAGGTAGCTCTTCAGCTTCCTCTCTTTCTCTAGTTAATTCTTCTATAGAGTTAATCTCTTTTCCGTATCTATTTTTAATAAATGAAAGAACGTCTTCTTCTTTAATCTCATATCCATCATTAGACTGATCAAGATTCAACTTTTTATCTTCAACGACATTATCGTCAACCGTATTACTGTCAATGGCATTATCGTCATCTGTATCAGTTGGTTCATCGTTAATAAGCTCGCTATCATGCTTATCTAATAAATTTTGCTCAACCTCTTGAATTGATTTCTGTTCAACGACATCTAATTCTCTTACTTTAATTTCCATATTTAATTTAATTTAATTACAAAGTTAGTTAAAAAAATACTTATTTTTTAAAGACTTATCTAGGATTGAATTCTGCTAAGTCAAATCCATCAAGACTATCCTCATTTGATTCAAAGTTTACTGGAGGTAAATTATTTTTTCGTTGATCAATTAATTTTGATTGCTGAGTATTCTGAATACCAATCCTTTTATCTTTAGCTTTCTCTTTATCCTCTTCTCTTTTGTTTTGTGCAGTTACCTCTACCCCTCTAATTTGCATATTAAGATTAAACTCTTCTTGCATCAATTGAGATTTCAGCATAGCCTCCTGTTTCATCTTCTCTATTTCAAAAGATATCTGAGCTTGACTAATCTGCATCTTAGATTGAGTTTCCATTTGTATTTTCTGCATAGCTACATCTGCTGCCATCTGTTGTGACTGCTGTTGAATCTGAGCCTGCATATCTTGTTGTTGCTGGGCTTGCTTTTGCTCTCTATCTTGCTTAGATTTTCGCTTAAGCTTAAGCAATTGATTAGCAAGTTTAATATTTCTCATTTCACGAATGTCAATAGCATCCTCTAGATTAATATCGCTTTTAGATAAAGCCATATTTATATTCTGTTCAAGCTGAGATCTTTGCTCTTCATCTGGAGATACTTCTACGAAAATACCAAAATCATAGATGTATAAATCTCTAATGCTATTAAGAATATTTATGTTGTATTTTCCAATCTGATTTATGAACTCATCTTTAAAGTCAGCGTATTGAAGTATATCAGCAACCCTGTATGTTAATGCTTCAGCTAATGTTCTGTAGATATATAGACTCGAATCAAGAATATGTCTAGTAGCTGTATTTGAATTCAAAGCAGCTAACTTTTGAATACCAACCAATGCGTTTGGATCTGGCATACTACCATCTCTAGCTTCATTAAGACCTGTTACTTGTCTTATCTGATTAAGGTAGTGGTTATAGTTTCCTAAAAGCATCTGAGTTTTTGCAGCTCCAGAGTTTGCTGTAAGCTGAGTAATTGGAACTCTTGCATTGTTGTAATCACCATCCTGAGTATATGATCTACCAATAACACTACCTGTTTGGAAGTATAGTCTTAATGCATCTTCAGGGCTATATGCTGCGCCTGTACCAAGGTCAACTTCATTTAAACCATCAGCGTCAATAAATACACCATCAGGAACAACTTTTGATATTACCTGTTGTAGTTTTAAATGAGTCATCTGAATTAAATCAGCAAAAGGGATCATTCTTCTTGTTAGAGACTCAATAACACCCTTGTACATTCTTGGCGCACAAGCTACATAATTTGGCATTGCATGTTGACTAGCTGACTTAGGTCGAACCATATTCTCAGACATACTCCACTTCAATAGTAAATTAGTACCCATAACCATTACACCCTCATACCATACATCAATAACCTTGGAAACTTTTTCAAACTTACCCTCCTCCATCATATCAGCTGGTGGATTAAATGAGTCATCTTTTTCAACCATGCTTGTATTCCCAGAATCACTAACTTTCTTTTTATACACAACATTCTTTGTTGTCTTATAGTTAAAGTACAATAATGTAGCAGTATCATTATTAAATATATCATTTTGATATACCTGAGATGTATTATGGTAGTCTGCCCAACTTTGACTATATTTTGAAATTTCTTTTAAGTCACTGTTTTTTAAGGTTGGATCTATTTTTCTAAGCTCGTTTATAGATACTGTTTTTACTTCTCCCCAATAAAAACAATCCTTAAAGTTTGAATCCTCAGTATAACTATACACAACATTTGCTGGATCTACATAGGATATTTTTACTCCATCACCCATCAAGAATTCATGCTTCGCTAAACCTATACCAAGTACAGTTATATCATAGTCAATTCTTTTTCTTATGTCATCGTAATGATTTGCATCAAATAAAGTATTTATAGCAGTTTCCTCAGCAATCTCAATTGCAGGCTTATAGTTAAGCTGCATATACAAAGAAAGCTCTTCATCTGTGCTAGGGAGTTCATCTGGAGGAGTTATAAATGGATTAGCTCCAGTCTTATCCATAATAGTTTGTAGGATAGGCTTAGCAACCATTTGTCCTTCAATCATATCCTGATAAGAGCTTCTATTGTTCTGAGACATTGCATCTTGAGCGTATGCCTTAACTTTAAATAATCTATCAGACATCCCATTCACAACAATGTCAATAAATTTAGGAAGCACAGGTACTGGAGTCCAATCTAAATTTAAGTAAGACAAATCACCATCTACAGATAATTCATTCTTATATTTTGCAATTGACTGTTCCCCACGAGCATACAATCTTAATCTATTAAATTCTTTCCACTGACTATAGTATCTACTGCCACTTCCATCTTTTTTAAACCACTCATATTGAATCGCTTGACCAATTTGAAGACCAAAATCAACGCTTGATTTTACAGAGTCTGAAGCAAACTGATCAGGGAAAACTGCAGATGTTATATTTATTTTAACGTCTTTCATCTAATTATCTCGCTTATTGTTCCTTTATTACTATACCTTGCAAAGTTAATCTTTATTTTTGATT